CGAAGAAAAAGTGAGGAACATTTTAGGCAGTAAATGGAATCCAAGTTATCCCGTTGTAAATTCAAATCTTTATGATACAGTTAAAAAATTAGATAAGCTTCATTCAGGCATGGTAGATGATTTTGAAACTATGAAAAGCGATTGTGAAAGTGCATGGCAAAGTGAGAGATGGAGTTTTGAATAATTAAAATTTTTAAAAATATCAAGTGCCACTTTCTTAACTGAGGGTGGTTTTTTTATCTTTATTTCCAAAGTTGCATATACTTTTATATAGACGTATCGTATTATTACGATATGAATACTACAAAGACTGATAATTGGTACAACTTAGCTTATCAGAATGAACAATTACACGTAGATATTTTCGGGGATATTGGAGATTGGGGCGTTAATGCAGAAAGCTTTATTGGAGAATTAAGAAGCGCAAATGGTAAAGACTTAGTTCTTAATATTTCTTCATTGGGTGGCTCTGTAAATGATGCACTACAAATCCATGATTATCTAGCTTCATATAGTGGCAAGGTAACGGCAAAGATAACAGGCTTAACGGCATCAAGTGCTACTATTATAGCAATGGGAGCAAAAGAGGTGTTGATGTCAGAAAATTCACTATTTCTGATACACAATGTTTGGACTCCTATGGCTTCAGGGAATGCCGATGACCTTGAAAATGAAGCAGAATCATTAAGACAGATTGATGATTTACTCATTAATATCTATAAGAAGAAAACAAAGCGAGCAGCAAGCACCATCAAAAAGCTTATGGCTGAAGAACGATGGATGGATGCAGAAGAAGCTTTAAGGCTTGGGTTCATAGATAAAACTTATGTGCCATCAAAAAATATTATAAATAAGGTTATTCTAAATAAAATTGATGAGAATAACTTACCCTTATTACCTGACAATGTGATAGGTAATTTTATTAATTCACAAAATTTAGACAAAATGACTTTAGACAAAATCAATGAAAAGATTGACGTTGTTATCAATAAGATAGAAAATTTATTCAACAAGGAAGAAGAAACAGTTGAAACCCTAAACAAAGCAGAGGTTGAAGCTACTCTAAATGCTGAACTTGAAGAACTTAAAAATCTTTATGATTGGCAACTAACAGAAAAAGCTGATACTATCAAAGTAAAAGATGAGGAGATTAACAACCTTAAATTAAACTTTGAAGAAAGCTTAAAGGAATTGAATGAGAAGATTGAAAAACTTTCTGCTAATGAAACTGTGGTAGTGAAAGATGAAGATGCATCTTTAGAGGAGAAAGCAGAAGACAATAATCCATTCGATGGTCTAGCTGAAAAGCTAAGATGGTAATTTTTATTTTTTAAACATTAAAATTTGTAATAATGGCAAATGCATTAACAACAAGTTTTTCACATACGTACGCAGGCAAAGAGCTTTTAACTGAGATTTTCTATGCTCCTGCGGTAACAAGCGGACAAAACCCTTTTGAGTTACATAGGGTAATGTCAGATGTGAAAACTAAGAAGAATATATATACAGTAGGAAGTCTTACTAATATTATTCAATCAGATACGGGATGCGGTTTTTCAGCATCAGGTTCAGTAGCTATAACTGACAAAGTAATCGACCCACAAAGACTTAAAATAAACGTTGAGCAATGTGAGGATGCTTTTACTCAAACTATTTTCGCTGAAGCACAAAAAGCAGGTGTGGACAGAGCAGACATCACAGGAACTATCGTTTCTGAAATGGTTATCAACGCAGTAACTAGAGGAATGAGAGATGATTTGATTAAAGCAGCTTGGTTTTCTGATGCAGCTTCTTCTCATGCTATGTATGGTAACTTCGAGGGGTTCTTCGAAAGAATATTAGGCGGTTCAGGTTATTTACTTGACCTTAACAGTTCTGCTACATATGAAGCGGCAGATGCCCTTGCTACGGATGGAGCTTATGCAGCATTAAAAAACCTATATGAAAATATGCCTGCAGCAATGAGGTCTATTAAAGGTTCTTTAGTAGCATATGTTACTTCTTCAGTTTATGACAACTTGCTTTCTACACTTGAAGCTAGTGGTACTGATTCAGGACTACAAAGAATCCAAGATGGTGTTTCTCAGCTTAAGTTCCGAGGAATCCCCGTTGTGGATATGAGCCTTTGGGATGCATCACTTGCTGATACTTCTGCTAATCCAAATTCAGCAGCTATTGGTAGCAATGCAATCGTAATAACTACTCCTGACAACCTTGTTGTTGGAACAGATGTTACAGACCCTAGTTCAGAGCTTTCAGTTTGGTACGAAAAGAAAGATGAGAAATATTACATTTCTTCAAAATTCTTGTTCGGTACACAAGTTGTTTTTGACGAGTTGATAGCAGCAGCATATTAGTAATAAAGGGAGGGTTTCGGCTCTCCCTATTTTTAAATATTAAATTATAATAAAATGGCATTAACAGGAGGAATAACAGTAAGTTGTGCTGATAGTCAAAGGCGAGGCGGAGTTAAGCGACTTTGGATAACAGACGTTACAAACATCACTTCTTTTACAGCAGGTTCAAGTCATGAATTTAATGCGGTTGTTGTTGCATCAGGAACATTCCTAAAGTATCAGTATGAAGATTTTTCGTTCAGCGTATCTTCAGAGGGTTCTAAAGAAAATGGTTCTAGTGTAATAAATCATAGCATTGAGTTTACTATTCCAAAAATGACAAAAGAGAAAGCTGCAAATTTGCAAGAGGTTGTTGA